GGTTGTCCTTGCCATCATAGTTTTACAATAGATATGATGGACGGATTCTTGAGTGGAGAAGATGGAGCTTATTATAAAGGCTTCACTAGTCAAACCAAGGCTTTGTTGAATCGAGAGATTTCTGTTGATGATAGAGAATATGTATGGAATCAAGTAGCATTCTATAATTTCATTCAGTTCAATCTTGAGGCTCCTGGTGTGAAAGAGACCGATGAACAATTTAACGATTCTATTCCTGCCTTCAAGGAGGTTCTTGAAGAGTTGAAGCCTGATGTTATCATTGTTTGGGGCTATGGTCTCTTCGATAAACTTTATGGTCTTGGGGAAACGGATGGAGAAGGAATGTCTCTTACCAATGATGATAAGGTTTATACCCGTTGGTTTTCTACCGGTGGTGAAGACAAGGCTCTAATGATTCGTCAACATCATCCATCTCGATCTTATTCTTGGGGAGAATGGGGTAAGGTATATCAAGATTTGTTTAAGAACTAAAAAGTGAATGATATGAAAAAATTTTTATTTTGTATAGTCATGCTCTTCAGTATGGGCATGACTATGAGTGCTCAGGGACTGAAAACATATTCGGGGCCATATCGGGCAAATGCTCATTTCTTGCTCGGCACACAAAAAGCAACTTATACCTATAAGAATGCTGAAGATGGCACTCGCATTTATGAAGGCAACTTTACATATTCTTGCATTACCAACCCTAAGCTTTATCTGAAGGTAACAGGACGTTTTCATGACGATTGTAAGGAAGGCTTGTGGACATATATAGATAAGTCCACAAGCGAAACAAAGACTTTGAAGATTAATTTCAAGGAAGGCTATAGGAATGGTATTTATGAATATACTTATACTACAAGGGGTACGGTAAAAGAATCTTTAAAGGCTACCATGAAAGATGGTGTTATGATTGGCCCTGTTTCTGGACGTACCAACTATTATGACTATAATATATATGAATATGGTGGTGCATCGGAGCGTAGTGTAATGGGACAGGGCTTATTCTGTGGGCAAACTGATGAAGAAGGGCTTGCTGATGGCTCATGGAAGCTGACAATGAAATGTGGGGATGGTTCTACGCAAGTATTTTATGACAAATGGGAACATGGTGTTTTAAAGGAAAGTTATTATATTGATGATACTACAGGGGATAAGATAGAATGTGCTAAAGGGGGAATACCATCTGCTATTATTGATATAGTAATGGATACACCATGTAAGATGGAATGGTGGATAGACCGTGGAAGTGACAAGCCTTGGCAGGGGACATTGCTTAAGCCAGAAGATGTGCGAAAAGAGTATACTGAAGCAGAATTGAATGCTGTTAATTCTGGTGTTCCTACAGAATATTATGAAAAGTGTGACATGATAATAAGAAACTGTGATGTAGATCCAAAATATGAAGAAAATGTAGAGGCTTATGTACAACAGCGTATTGTTATACCTGAAAGCATGAGTAAAGCAATAGGAAATATTTCTCTAAAATGTGTTGTTGAAAGAGATGGAACTTTATCTGATATTGAAATAATGGATTCTGATGAGCCTGTATTGGACGAAGAAGTGATACGAGTGCTGAAAGAGATGAAAGGATGGTGCCCAGGCATGAAAAATAATGCAAAAGTACGGTCTTATGTAACAATCTCGATGAGTATTATGAATAAAAAGGAAACTCCTACTACGAATCAGAGAAAGAAACCGCAGGTAAATTTACTGAAAGTATTGGGAAAAAGTATTCTAAACTATAGACGTTAAATATAAAAATTGCGAAGTTATGAAAAGTAAATTGACAATATTCCTAATATTTCTTTCCTTGATGCTGACCGTATCCTGCGGAAAGGACTATAACGCTTTGTTTAAAGAGCGTGTTGCAGAATTGAATAAGGAAGGTAAGTACATCCTTAATCAATACAATGATTCTGTGGGTAAAGAACACTATATCGTTTATATTGATGCAGACAAAATCGTTGTTGACACTTTAGGTGACTCGTTGCAGGTGTATCCATTGGGCAAAGTGGAAACATATCAGTATTTGCCTAATGTGGATTTTAATGATGGTAAGTTCAGTATGGAACGTTATAATAGTACAGATTGTACTATAAAAGCAGATACTGCAAAAAAACAAATAATGGTTAGCGATGACACTTTTTATCCTAAAGGGGAAATTGTAAAATTCTCAGAATTGAAAGCTTACAAAAGAGACTATGTTCTTATTCCTACAGCTCAGCAAACTCTCATTGCTTTTTTGAACAAGAAAATGGAAGTTTATACGGGCAATCCCGCAGATATTCGAGAGGACGAGCGAGGTTTTGCTTTGGATTATGTAGGGCAATGTCGCGATTATTTGAGCGGTATGCCGGGAGGTTTACCTGCTGATTTAGTTTTTGAAGTCTGTTCGTATAATGCAAGAATGGATTTTCATGGAAAAATCACCAGCAAATCAAATTTTGTAAACGTCTCTGGAGTAGAGATTCCTGTAACAGCCTTTGGTACACCGGAAATTGACTCCTACTACCAAAAAGTCATAGAAGAATTGCATCCAACCTATTACTGGAACTGCCAGAACTGCTATAAGGTGGTGAAGTCAGAAACAAAACCAGAAAGTGGACTCTGTGAAGCTAACTTCTTTACTGGAAGTATGTCCACTTGGACGTTCCATCGTTGGGTACGTTTATGCAAAGTTGGTTCCGCTCACACTTATCAGTGCCAAAATTGCGGTATTCAAGTTCAGACAAATGATGTGCCTCAAATGGGAGCTTGTCGTGAAGGTGCTAATCATGTTTGGAATCAATTACAATAACAAGAACGAAATATGAAAAAGTCAAATCAATATGTATTGAAGATTGTAGGATGTATGGTGTTTGTCATGATATGTGCCATCATCGTATTT